CGCCAACTCAGTCCTTCGGCGTCGATTGCCGGCGCCCCTTGCAACCGGAAGAGATCGGAGCCGATCAGCAGCGTCGCGCCTGTCACGGGCCGGTCGACGTCCACCTTACGGATGACGAAGAAGTTCGTCTCGACCGATGCGCGGCCGAAACCGTCACCCGCTGTCGCATCGCCTTGGTCGCGGATCACGCGCAGCGAAATGCTGGCGCCCTGCGGAGGCGCATAGATGGCCGCCAACGACATGGGCGAAGAATGGAGCGCGGCCAAGGCCGCCGCGAACGGATCGTACATGCCCGCGCTCCAGGTTTACGCCGCCGCGCCAAGGGGGGAAGACGCGACGGCGGAGGGGTTGGCGTCAGGCCGGAACCGCCTGGTTCAGCTTGACGCGAACGGTAGCGTCGGCGGATGCGGCCGCCTGCGTCGCCACGCCGATCACCGTGTTGTTCGTCGCCGTGGTGGTGACGTTGAACGCGGCGTTGTCCCAGTAGACCTTGGCGCCCTGCGTGATCGCGCCGGCCGCCTTGGGCAGGTCGAAGACGCCGCGCGTGACGCCCTCGACCACGGCGCCGCTGGCGGCATCGGTGGAAGCGACGGCGAAGAGCGCGCCGACGAGGAAGCCGCCGCCGCTGGCGAGAGCGCGCGGAGCAATGAGCTCGAGGTTGTCCCCGGGCTGGACGAAGTTCTTCATGGCGGGACTCCCTTATTCGGCCGGCGCGCGGTGCGCGCGAATGGCGGCGACCTTGTCGGCCTTGTTGGCGGTGGCGGAGACCGAGACGCCCTCGTCGGCGATGATCTTGTCGAGATCGGCGGCCTTGAGTTCGTCGAGCCCGTCTTCGTCGCCATCCTCTTCGAGGCAACCGGACGCGCGCAGGCGCTCGGCGTCGTCGTCGCTGACGGCGATCGGGTTCTCGGTCGGGTAGCGCAGCAGGTCGTTGATGAACGCCGGCCGCGAAAGCCTTACATCTTTCATGGTCTTTCCTTTCGGGTCGGAGATCAGTTGTTGCCGGGGTTCTTGTAGGCCCCGCGCCAGTCGATGGCCTTGCCGCCGAAGTCGTGCCGGCCCTTCCACTCGGTGCCGTCGACGTCGAACCCGACACGAGTGTCGAGGAAGACCTCTTCGTTACCGGCGAGCAGCAGCGCCAGCAGCGTCGGGATGGCCGCCGGGTCGGCCATCAGATACCAGCTGTTGTCGGTGATGCGCGGATCGATGATCGGCACCAGCTTGCCTGCGAACGGGTTCACGCCGGTATTCTGCGTCGGGACATAGGTCGTCGACAGGAACTGCTCGGCCTCGGTCTGCTTCGCGGGGCCGGTGACCAGGAACTTCGGGTAGTTGCCACCGATGTAACGACCGCCCTCGCCCTTCTGCGTCGTCATCGCCTGCCGGCCCGCGCCGATCGCCGAAACGGTGATCGCCGTGCCCGTCCCGGCGAGGTTGCCGTGCGCGGTCGAGAACAGCGGGTTGCCGTCATAGGTGTTCGGGTTGGAGGTGAGCATGGCGTACATCGTGTCGGACTCGAGGTCCGCCGCGAGCCGCCCCATCTCCGCCGGCACTTCGGCGAAGATGGCCGCGTCGTCGTTCACGATCGCCTGGCGGGTGACCGCGAAGATGCCGCCATAGGTGCCCAGCTTGAAGCTGTCGCCGGTATCGCGCGCGGTGAGGCGCTTGAACTCGGCGTTCTCCAGCACCGCGAGGAAGGGCGACAGGGCCGACAGACTGACGAGCGTCGCCGGCTTGAAGTCCGGCAGGGTGCGGCGACGCACGAACGGCCAGAAAGTCTGCTCGGCGGCCGTATAGCCGTCGCGCATGGACTTGCTGGCGACGTTGGCGAGCGCGTTGCCGAAGTCGCTGGTGGTGTGGGCGCCGTAGCGGGTGCCGGTCGCGGCGATGAACAGATCGACGCCGCGCAGACCGACGCTGCTGCGGCCCTGGGCCTCCAGCGCGAACCGCGCCATCTCGGACAGCCGCATACCACGGAAATGGCGCGCGTCCTCGCTCACCTCCGACGGGCGCTTACCGTGCGAGAGGATGCCGGCCTCGATCGCCGAACGAAACTTCTCGCCGGACGCCACCGGGCCGATGACGACGATGCGGGTATCGGAGTTGTCGACCGGGTTGGGCGCGGCGATACGCTTGGCGTATTCCTCGTTGACGGCTTCCAGCAGCGTCACCTCGGTGAACGGCGTCGCGGTGTGGCGCTCGACGAGCCCCATCGCGAACTCGGCGCCGAGCGGCTTCGCGCGCGTCATGACCGCCTGGACGGTCAGACCGCGCTGCTCCGTCTGCGGCGCGGGGTCGGGCGCCGGGGCCGGCGCGGGTACGGGGGCCGGCGCGGGAGCGGGCGCCGGCTCGATCACGGGATCGGGCATCGGGGAAGTCTCCTTGGGAGCGGCGGCGCCGCGGATGATGCAGGGATGCGTGCCGCCCTGTTCGGCGCTCCGGGCGCGCACCTGCGCGCCGGCATCGAAGGGCACGGACACCATCGAGAGCTCGACCGGCTCCCAATCAGTGGCGAGGAGGTGCGGATATTCGCCCTCCTTCTCCGTGCGGACATAGGTGAAGACGTTGTAGCCGACGCTCACGCTGCGGATGTGGCCGTCGATGATCTTGGCGTTGGTGTCGGCGACGTCGGCCGTCTTGGCGAGGCGCACGCGGGCGGTGCCCTGCCCGGAACCGATCACGACGGAGCCGGGAACGACGGAGCCCAGCACGCTACCGAGCGAATAGGTCTCGTGGCTGTCGAGCAGACACGCGCCGGCATTGAGCCGATCCAGTCGCACCGCTTCCGGCGTGACCGCCAGTTCCTCCATATAGTAAGAACCGTCCATCCAGTCGAAGCGCATTCCCGCCGCGCCCGTCGTCCAGACGATCTCGATCGAGTTGTCGGCCTCGTCGTAGGAAGCGGGCCGGACCTCGGCGGCCCGCACCATCATCGGCGCCGGCTTGGGTTCGTCAGGCATCGGCGTCTCCTTGGGGGTCCGCTGGCTTCGTGTCGGCCGACGCGGGGGCGCCCGGCTGCGTCGGCTCGGGCAGCCCGCGCTTGTCATCCGCCTTCCGATCGGCGGCGATCTCGTCCTGAAGCTCGTCGTAATCGTAGCCGCCAGCGGTCACGATCTTGCGGCGGCTGTTCGTGCGGTTGAGGATCTCGGCCGCGTCCGCCTGTGCTTCCTTGAGACGATCGACGCTCTCGAACGGCGGCGGCGTCCATTCCATCGTCGCGCGCGACAGGCCCGCCGCGCCGCCGGTCATGTCGTGCGCCTCGCGCCACCAGTCCCAGATGCGATCAAAACAGCGCGGGATCAGGTGAAGGTACTGGAGGCGGCCGACGAAACGCTTCTTGTTGAGCGCGCCCGCCTTGAAACTGGAGAAATTGACGTTTGACAGGTCGCCGGTGACGTCCTCGTAGGTGGTGCCGGCAGAGCCCGCCGCGACGCGCAGCGCGCCCCACTTCATGAACTCGCCCATGCCGCCCAGCGCCTTGGGCTCGCCGAACTTGATGTCTTCGCCCGGCCGCAGCCGCGTCAACATGCCGGGCGCGATCGTCTCGGCGTCGAACTCCCCATCGCTGGTCTCAACGGGGCCGACATCGCCGTTCGGATCGGCTTCGCCCGGCGTGATGAAGCCCGCGAAGCACGCCTCGATGCGCTTCCGCATCGTCTCGGCTTCGAGATACCCGTCGATCTCTTCGATTGGATCGAGGATCGCTTCGAAGAAGCTTCGGCCACGGCGCTGGCCGGGCCTGCCGCGCTTGAACAGATGGATGACGTTGTCGGCGGAGATGCGCTGCGTCGGCCCCGTCGTCGTCAGCTCGCGGCTCGTCCGGAAATGATAGGCAACGGGGCGGCCCACGGCGTCATACTCGATGCCGTCGCGAACACGCGAACCCGGCGTGCCCAAGCCGAGCGTAGTGTCGAGCATGTCCGCGTCGTTGACTTGGATACGCAGCGGGTTGAGCAGGCCGCTCTTGGGCTCAATGTACCGGACGATGAACACCTCGCCGTCGACGAGGAACGTCCGCGCGATCAGTTCCTGAATGCCGTATAGGTCGAGGACCTGATCGAAGTCGCAGACCGCGATCCACGACTTCCAGTCGGCCGTGATCCTTGCGTTCGCCTTAGGAACTCCGGAGATGCCCCAACCGATCAGGTCGTTCAGGAGCGAAGACAACATCTTCACCGCGAACGGGTTGGTCTCCATGATGTCGCGGATACGAGACCGTTCGTCGCGCGAAAGCGGCTTGTCCTTGTTCCGCTCAAGCCGGCGCGACGCCGGATCGTTGCGACCCCAGCTATCGACATAGCGCCGCTGCGCCTC